CGACTTCTTTGATACTGTTTGTGCCTCTTCCACCCAGACAATATCACATCCTTCAAAAGACTTAATGGACTCCACAGTATTAGTAGCCAACCCAGTAAAACTGAACGTGCTACCATTAAGACCACGTATCTCTGCTTCCAATACTTCATAGAAAGCTCCTAGACCTAATGCTTGTATTTGGTCGTTAAGTAATGTATGTACTGACTGCTTAATAGACTTTTGTATTTCACGTGCGCATAAGACACGTGTTGGCTCATTAGCTGCTTTTATAAGCAATGCTCTAGCCATAGACCATGACTTACCAGAACCTCTACCGCCGTATGCTACTTTGTAACGGTGTGGTTCAAATAAGAAGTCTAGTTTATTCGGAAACTGAGCTATCGTCTGGCTTGACAAAAGTAATTCCTATTCCGATAGGTAATGCAGAGCCATCTGCTCCACTAATTTCAGTTTGTGTAGGTAATATCTTTGCGTATATGTTATAAAAGTTATTAGGGTTATCTATAGCCCATTGCTTCATGTGTTCTACGCCACCTAATTGCTCAAACACTTCAATGACGTTTTGCTTAACTGTGGCTGACATTTTGTTAGGAACACCAGGCTTTCTACCTGAACCTTCTCTTCTACCACCACGATTTTCTACTTTTGATAAATCGCCTTCTACTTTTTCAAAGTTTTCTGTATTTTCCATAGTTTTCGCAACTCCGCTAGGTTGGTTGCTCCTGATTAATTACATATAAATTAACATTGTGCTTCTTAAATTCATTAAATACCCAGTCTATTCCTCTCTTAGCAAATAGCTTTTCTAGGTTTTTAGTAACAATAATTCTTAAAGTATTAGTTATATCTAATTGTAACCCTGCAAATGTCATTGTGTTATGACTAAAATTACCACGAGTCTTTTTTAGTATAACTGCTAATAAAGATACCATAGCTCTGTGTTCGCAATTATTACTACGTTTATTGGTGTTTATATTGCCACCATGAACTAGGTTTGTTAGGTTTTCTAGTCCTATATCTAATATAACTTCAGCTTCGTATAAATAGGCTTGTTCTTCGTCTTCAAACCTTTTGAGTATCTTATACTCTATAACGTAGCCTAATTCTTTTATTTCCCTTATAACCCTGCATTTAGGATGCTGACTTTTACCTTCAGCTTCTCTCTCATGGGCATACATTCTTTCGCCCTTACCCTTTCCTACATAGAAAGGTTTGCTATTTCTTGGGTCTATAAGTTGATATACATAGTATTGCATATTTACCCCTAACTAGGTGAATAAAAAGGCTAGTCATGAGTTAGCATGACAGGGAGCGACCCTTTTCGCCTTATTTCTTTATTGGTTTAGTAACCCTCTATAATACATCATTTCAATGAGTCTTGGGTCAATATAGTTTTGTTGCATAGTCATACCAGGATTAATTAAGTTTTGCATATATCCAGATGAAATAGATGGCATCTGAACTGGTGGTAATGTACCTGATTGTCTTCTTACCTGAGGCATTTGTACTGAAGGAATTTGCCCTTTAGGAGACACATATTCTGGCATTTGAACTGGAGTGCGTTGTAATTCACTTGGGCTTACTGCTGCTCCTGATTCTCTTCTTAATCTTTCATTCTGAATAGCTTGAATTTCTGATGGAGTTGCTGCTGCACCTGATTTTTGTCTTAATAGTTTAAGTTCGTCAGGTGTTAATCCCATATTAGATTGCTGTAATAACCCTTTTGCAGCCATATCTCTCATCATAAGTTCTTGTTGAGATGGTGCAGCACCTGTCATAGCATTTGTTAAATAGTCTAAGAAGTTCATAATTCGCTTTCCCTGTTTTTTCCTTTTAATGGGTATATCATTCTTTGGTACGTCTCAAACCATTCTTGACTATAGTCTGTATTCTGATAGTCTTTAAAGCATGGTGTGCCTAATGTGTGATGCACTAACTTAGCATCTGGGTTGTATTCGTATTCTGTTTCTAGCCAGTTCCATGTTTCGTCTAGCTTACCTACTTGTTCTTCAGGATACTTTAACCATTCAAACCTGTGTAGGTATTTACCTGTTTGCTCTTGCACAAACTTAGGTGTTAGCTGACGGTTCAACCAATGTGAACAGTTCCATAACATTACTGAAGACCAATTCTTTTTAGGATAGTCTTCGTTCTTTGCACCTAGATACTTGATAGGATGCTTTGTTGTGTAGTTATGCTTTACGACTTTGACTGCTTCGTCATTATCAAAGTTCGCTAGTATCTCTGCTATATCTGTTCTACATATCATATCGCCATCTACAAATAATGCGATACCTTTAAAGTTATTTAGATATGGCACTAAAAAGCGTGAGTAGATAAATGCGTTGCTACCGTCTTTATGTGTTTCTTCGTAGTCTTTTAAAGTGTTTAATGCTAATGGTGTAAAACTTACCGGTATAGATGACTTTTCTATAACTGACTGGCAAAAGTTATGATATGCAACTGGTTCTACCTTACCGTCATATCCTACGTATATATCTAATTTCAGCATTACTTCTTTTTGTTTCTTGCGCTTATAGCTTTAGCTTTCGCTTTTGCGTCTGCTTTGCTAGATGCTCCCCATGCTTTTAGTGATAGTAATAGTCTTGTTGGTTCACCGTTAGGTTTGCGTTCTGGTCCTGGCATATTACCCATTCTTGCTAGGAAAGATGCACGTCTAGGATTATCGCCTGACTTTACTGGTGCTTTTAAATTACCACCTGTTTCTCTATTGTATGAGGCACGACCTTTAGCGTTTAAGCCACCTTTAGGGTTCTTACCTGCTTTCTTTTGCCAAACACTCATTTCTTTTTCTTTGCTGTCTTTGCTGCTTGTTTAAATTGCATAGCTGTAGGTGCGCCCTTACTTCCTACTTTGCGCATCTTTTCGCCTGAACCAGCTTTTATTCTAGCTCTTTTGGCTGCAATGTTTGCGTAGAGACCTGGCTTATTTGCCATTTTTCATAGCTTTCTTTGCAGGTTTAGAAACCATTTTTTTACCTGATTTGCTTGCTGCTTTTTTAGCTGCTGCCATACCTGTTTTAGTATATGCGTATTTCTTTCCGTTTACCATTGGCATAATTATTTACCTTTCTTTTTTTTAGACATACCAGCTTCGCTAAGTGCAATAGCGATAGCTTGTTTAGGAGATTTTACTACTTTACCACCTTTACCTGAATGTAATGAACCTGTTTTAAATTCTTTCATCACTTTGCTGACTTTCGCCATCTTGCCCTTTTTCGTTGTTGGTTTCTTCATAACTTTTCCTTAACTTAATAAATCTGTGGTCGTATTGACAATCAGGGCATTTATCATAACCTGTTTCATCAAATGGTGTTCCGCACGTTGTGCATATAGTAACTGAGAATGTCATATAAAAGAAAAAGCCCAACCACGGAGAGAGTGCAGTCAGGCTTTTGTAGAATTACGTTTCTTACGGACAGGAATTGTCCACATAGGCGTGATTATAACATATAATTATGCTTTCGTGCAACAAGTTTATGCGTTTATCCGTCTTCCTGCAATGGTCAGTAAATTATCGTATGCCATGTCTAATTGCCATGGATAAGCTAGTGGTGGTTTAGCACCTAAGTATTTAGCATAGATAGCGTCTTGTTGTCCTTGTTCTAGGCTATGTATGATAGCGTGTATAGTGCGTATGTTACTCATGTCTTGAGCTGAACACATTTCTTCAAACACTTCGCTTGTAGACTCACCACCTGATGACATGCCTATGCTTTTAGATGGATAACCTAGCTTGTGATTATCCGACTTCATCCATCTAGCCCAGTCTTCTAGGATAGATAATAAACGTTCCATACTAATCATATTGTGTTAGCGTATATGCTACGCTTTGTCCAAATGTTTCTTGTGTAGTTCTTTGTTGTAAGTTATGTTTAGCGTCATCTGCATTATGTATGATAATGCCTTTTATCTGGTCATCTGTAAAGTTTGCTGTGTGTCCAAATATAATTTGTAGTGGATGTGGTTGTGGCACGTAATAGTGCATGAGTCTATTTTGATTATCTTTGTAAGCATGAATAACATTTGCATCTCTCATCTCTACAAGTATGTTCTTTGTAATAG